ATTTTCCAAAAACCCGACTGGCCCTGTGATGATAAACGCAAGATCGGAATGCAAACGTTTCAGAAGTCGCTTACGAGCCTGCTCAATTCTGCACACACCACACGCCAATGTTGTATCCCTGGCTGTTGTCACACGCATTGGAGTCGCTGAACCCAACTACAGGTTGAACATTTGCGGTGCCAGAAACAAAACCGGGATCGAAAATTCCCACTTCACCATCATCGCCCTCGGCTCCGCTTGTCCACAAACTGCAATTCGTTGGGACCCCGCCGCCAGGTGCCGAGTTCGAGGAGTAACCTGAACGGACCCAACCTATACCTAGAGCTGCCGAAGGGGGGCCTGCTCCATCGTCGGCTGCTGATCGACCGAGAGTATTGTTGTAGGTAAGGACCGCCGGATCCATGATCTCGGCGAATGAAGCGAAGTGATAGCCCGACTTACACGCATTCAGCGCCTGGTTCCCGTTGAATGTCTCCTTCGTCAGGTAGTATTGCCGCTTTGGGGCAGTTGTGTCAGGCGTGTGCGTTTCCGCACCGCTGAAGCCGCGTGTAAGCAATGAAACAGCGACCAGAACCAACAGACCAAAACTGATGGTACGGATTGCATTCATATTTGCCTGTTGCATTTGCCATCCTCCTGTTATTCGCGTGACGCCAGGGTTCAAATCCCCCCGAAACCACGCCACTTTAACAACTCCATAGGTGATGGGCAAGAGGTTTTTCAATTAGGAATGAAGGATGCTCGTGCTGTGAGTGATATGTTGAAGACTTACGACGCACGGTTGATGCGGTCATATCCCGTGAGCACTCGGATCAACAGTGTGGTCAATGATGACCCTCAATGTTCCGCTCCTGTGGAGCTTTCCCATATTCAGAATGATTTGTTTTCCTAGTGTTCCAGCCCAAGGACGCGAAGCCATTCCGCGAGACCTTAGCCCTCAATCCCTTGAAAAATAAAGCGCTCTGTAGAACTTGAAACCGTCTGGTTTGCAGACGAACTGTATACTCACGCGGCCTTTCGTGGCCATTAGATACACAATTAAACTGTTGGCAAAACTTCCGGAGTCGAAACGAAACTGGTCCGCGTGAGCGAGAACTTCGTTCGGATTCGAGAGCCAGCCTTCGCCGTCAATTTCTATGTTACTCGGCCTGATCGGTCCCGGTATTTCTGAACCAGGTGGAATGTTAGTCTTCGGCAGAATCTGAAGGGAGGTTTTGCTGATGAAGAAGAAGCGATTCGGGGTGGAGCAGATTGTCGGAGTGCTGAAGCAGGCGGAAGTGGGAGTACCGGTCGTGGAGCTTATCCGGAAGGTCGGGATCAGCGAGCAGACGTTCTATCGGTGGAAGGCGAAGTATGTTGGTCTAGAGGTAGATCAGGTGGGCCAGATGAAACAGTTGCAGGAAGAGAACCTGCGGTTGAAGCAGTTGGTGGCAGAGCTGACGTTGGACAAGGCGATGCTTCAGGACGTGCTCTCAAAAAAATGGTAAAGCCTTCGCGGCGTGGACCGATGGTGGAGCATCTGGCAAGTACTTACCAAGTCGGTGAGCGACATGCGTGCCGGGTTCTATGCGTGGCAAGAGCTAGGTATCGCTATCGCAGCCATTTGGATCCACGGACTGAGTTGCGGATGCGTATCCGCGAAATCGCTCAGGCAAGAGTGCGCTACGGGTACCGTAAAATCCGCGCACTGTTGAACCGCGAGGGCTGGAATGTAGGCAAGTACCTGGTTTGCCGACTTTATAAGGAAGAGGGGATGACGCTGAAGAAGATGCGCCGACAGCGCAAGCGAAAAGCAATCAAACATCGAGAAGAACGGTTCCAGGCGACAGGACCCAACCAGGCGTGGAGCATCGACTTCGTGGCGGACCAACTCCAGGACGGGCGACGCTTCCGTGCACTGACGGTCGTGGATATCTTCAAGCGAGAGGGCGTGGCCATCGAGGTGGGACAGAGCTTGAAGGGAGACGATGTAGTGCGAACCTTGAATCGATCCAAGAGTAAGCGCGGGGTGCCGAAACCGCTGTTTTGCGATAACGGGAGCGAGTTCAGCAGCCAGGCCATGGATCTATGGGCTTATCAGAATGGAGTGAAGATCGACTTCTCTCGACCGGGCAAGCCGACCGACAACGCGTTTGTCGAGTCATTCAACGGGACTTTCCGCGCCGAGTGCCTCGACGCCCACTGGTTCAATGATCTGCGGTAGTCTCCACCATCACAGGAACCGTGCAGGTATTCAACTACTTCAGAGACCGCGCACACATCATCATTCGTGTCCAGCAACAACATGGGGATGATGGGTGATCCTCGTTATCAAGGAATGAGTTTGACCGTCATGTATGTTGTCAATGCCGGTCGCCGTCCAATCACAGTCACGAGTGTGGGAGCATATCGGCTTTTTCCGCACAATCCTTTTGTCGTTACTGATACTAGACCCCGATGTCCATGCGAACTGACTGAAGGCAAGCAACAGACGATCATCATAGATCAGGAAGGTTTAGATTTATCCATCATGGAGTCATGGGAAGCATATACGAGCACGGGAAAGACGTATCGCTTGGCTGTAGTTCCTTGGTATAGCCGCCGGTGGAATCGCCGGAAGTTTCGCCGCAAGGCCATTGCAGAAGGCAAGGAAAAGAAGGCTGCACTATCTGTTGAGGAATGAAAACCGGGGATGACGGGACGTACCCCGAGTATTTTCTCAGAGAGTTAAGGAAAACAAGTGTAACGTCCCGTCTGTCCCCGGTTTTTTTGTCCCCGGTTTTTATGCCTCCGCCGCCCACCCTTAGGTTTCCGGGACGGACCGGCGTTGCGTCACGTTCACATCTCGCGCATGACAATCATCAAAACTTCAACTTCTTATTTCGCCTGCGCTAGCCCCGCAACAACTGCGGCAACCTTGTCGAGTATCTGGTTCCAGCCCTCCACACTGTGATCGCATTCCATTCGCCGGACGGAGCCCATGAAACCGGACTGTTCCCTCCTTCCGCGATTACGCGCTTTGTCCAAAGTGGGGCAGTTCGGCGAATGGCAGGTAGTCTTATACGGTCAAGGTTCGTCCTTTACGGGCCGGTTGTGTGCAGTACGAAAGAGCGACTGCGCGATTCAACAGGCCCATCGGCGCTTGCAGCGCAAAGCGAGTAAGAAGGAAATGATCACTAGGCCGGGAACACTCGAATTTGCCAAGTACGTGATTGTGTTTACGACCCGCTCCAGCGGTTCGACGGCGGACGTTCTGAGACTTTACGGTATGCGTTGGCAGGATTGAACTGGTGTTTAAGCGACTGAAGAGCCTTGCCCAGCTGGGGCACGTGCCCAAGCATGACGACCGCAGTTCCCGCGCTTGGCTTTATGGGAAATTGCTTGTCACGCTTCTGGCACAAAAATTGATTCGCATCGGGCGCGATATTTCCCCCTCGGGCTACCCACTCTCGGCGCGGGAGGCCATGTAGTCCGTCGCGTGAATTCAGTTTCGCGCTTCACCAGATCCAGCAAGCTATCGAACCGAACCTCTCCTTGCAGCAAACGCTTTATTCATGGAATCAGATTGCCCAAGCTCTTGCGAAAGCGCCTTGACTTTGTCAGCGCCCCGAGCTTAGTTGAAAGTCATTCCATTCTCGTATCCACAGCTGCAGTTCCTTATTAACTGCGCCGGAAAAATCAAGCGCATGCCCACGGTCACCATGCCGGAAGAAGAATGGGCCGAAGTCGTGGACACGAACCTCACCGGAACCCTGCGCGCGTGCCAGGTCTTCGGCAGGCACATGTTGGAGCGTGGCTACGGCCACATTGTCAACATCGCATCTCTCAACAGCTTCGTTGCGCTCAACGAAGTCGCTGCATACGCAGCCAGCAAAGCGGCCGTTGTTTCGCTCACGCGCTCGCTTGCCGTGGAGTGGTCAAAGAAGGGCGTTACGGTGAACGCCATCGCGCCCGGCGTCTTCCGCACCACCCTGAATGCAGACATGCTCGACAACACGCCGCGCGGCCAGGAACTGCTGACACGGACGCCGATGGGGCGCTTTGGCAGGACCGAAGAACTCGTCGGAGCTGCGGTCTACCTATGCTCCGATGCCGCATCCTTCGTTACCGGGCAGACTCTAGTTGTCGACGGAGGATTTCTGGCCAGCGGCGTCAATCAATAGGCGGGCGGGCGAAATACGCGAGGGCCTAGAATGATGGGAAACCGGACCACCAGTTTGCCTAGCAGAGAAAGTGAGGGCTGTAGACGCACGGGAGCAGTAGTCGGACATTTTCTCCAGTCCGGTTTATGGGCAGAAAATCGCAGATTGACGGGCTTTTCCCGAAGATTTCAGGAAATGTGGGGCCGATTTCTCTGCACTTCAGACTGCGTGGCGGAGCGCGCAGTCTGGCGCTAACCTTTCTCTGCCTGAATTCCCTGCTAACAGGGAAAAATACAGGGAATTTGCGCGATTTTGCTCTCGAAAATCGCACTCTGGTTCTCTAAATCGCTCATTCCAGTGACCAAACTGGGTGGCCTCGTGCGAAACGGAGCAAATCAGAACAGGGAAGTAGCAGGGAAAGAAATCGTCGTTTGAGCGAAATAACAGGGAATTTTTTGATTCAGCGCGATGGTGGTGGAGCGAAACCAAACTGGCGGCGCTGCTCGGACCAACTGAGAGGAATCTTGTTCGTGAGCCTGGCAAAGGTGAGATCGTCCGGCTGGTGTCCTTCAAGAATGCGTTCGACAATATCGGGTGCCAGGAAGGCACATTCGAAGACCCTGCCGACATATCGTTCCGTCATTCCGGCATGCCGTGCCAATGCCCTTTGATCGAGTGCCTTGCCTTCCAGCACCGTCTCGTACCAGCTATGCGCTCGCGCGAGAGCTTTCAGCAGTGCAGGTTTTGTCTTGGAAATCGATTCGATCGTGGGGTTCGGCGGCACGACGATGTGCATGACTCCACCGTATCTTTTCAACTTCACCTCGATCGTCAACGAGATCAGGTCGCTGGTGTCGGTCGCTGGCTCGTTGGTGATTGGCTTTCCACCGTTCGTGAGCAACCGGCGGAGTTCGTTTCTGTCGATCGCCATCTCGATCTGATCTTCGCCGATGACGATTCGTCGCAGGAAGGAGGGGAGTAGTTGTCGAAGATCACTTGACGAAAGCGAGCTCAACTTCTCGGCGATCTTCTTCGCTTCGATTACCTGCTGGCGGAGTTTTGCTGGGGTTTGTCCATCGGCTCCCAACGTGTCATAGACATCGGCATCGGACTTCAAGAACCGAATGAGCCGTTCGAGCACTCGGCTTTCAATCTCGTGCGCTGGCAGACGCGTAACTCCGGTGTGCGGTTCGCCGGGCCTCTCGACGACGCCCTGAGACACGTAGTAGCGATATCGTCTTCCGTGCCTGACGGTGAAGGATGGAGTGAAACGGTTGCCGAGAGTGTCCCCAATCAAGCCGGTGAGCAAACTCGACGCACTCTCTAGCGCACGTTTGTGCCGTGCCTTCAGGTTGCTGTCGAGCTGCGATTGCACCTTCTGCCAGAGGTTTTGGGAAATGATCCCTTTGTGCTCGCCTCGATACCACTTGTCTCGATGACGGATCTCACCGATATAGAGTCGATTTCGAAGCAGGGCGTACAGTGCTCCACGCGCGAAGGCGACTCCGCCCAGTCGAGCACCGGTTCGGGTTGTCCAGATCTTGCTTCGAATCTTCTCGCGATCCAGTTGCTCCGCGAGCCTGCGAACACAACCCAGCTGTATATAAAGAGAGAAGATCTTCGAGACGACCTGAGTCTCTTTCGGATTCGGAATCAACTTTCGGCCGTCAAGGTTGTAGCCCAGAGGAACGATACCTCCCATCCACATGCCTTTCTTCTTCGAGGCCGCGATTTTGTCGCGAATACGTTCGCCGGTCACTTCCCGTTCAAACTGTGCAAACGAGAGAAGGATGTTCAGGGTGAGCCGTCCCATAGAGCTCGTGGTATTGAACTGCTGGGTGACGGAAACAAATGACACTCGTTTGGCGTCGAGCGTTTCGACGATCTTGGCGAAGTCGGCCAGGCTGCGGGTGAGACGATCGACCTTATACACGACGATGACATTGACCTTGCCGGCGTCAACATCTTGCAGCAGACGTTTCAGTGCTGGTCGTTCTATGGTGCCGCCGGAATAACCGCCATCGTCGTAGGGAGCGGGCAGCATTTTCCACCCCTCATGTTTCTGGCTGCTGATGAAGGCCTCGCAGGCTTCCCGCTGGGCGTCGAGAGAATTGAAGGATTGTTCGAGCCCTTCCTCGGATGATTTCCTGGTGTAGACGGCGCAGCGTATGACTCTTAGTTCGGAGTTCATCGGGCGTCCTTATTATTAGGTTCTCCAGAGCTAGGTATTCCGGAGCGATCATTCTTGATTCCAAAGAACACCGGGCCAGACCAGCGAGTACCGGTGATCAGGCGAGCGATTTGAGAGAGGCTCTTGTAGCGGCCGCCCTTGTATTCGAAGCCTCTGGCTCCGACATTCACGAGATGTACCTGGTCTCCCCACTCGCGTATGAGGCGGGTTCCTGGTTTCGGACTGGGGTTGGGCTTTACTAAATCGCCGGAGCCCTGTGCGAAGCCCCCGGCCAGCTGGCGAAGGCGGTTCCGAGCTGCCGCCTTCAGAGATCCAAAAGCTTGCTCTTGAATGCGGTAGGCGAGGATCGGGATCATCAGATCACGGCGAAGTTTGGCAGGTGGAGATGTGCGAAAATGGCTTTCCCACAGATCGCAAAGCGCTGTTCGATCGAGTTTGGGCAATTGGGCGATCCTGCTTTCTGGGTCTTGCGACATAAACGGCCTCCGAAGGAACCAGTAACATTGACGCTTCCTTGGGAGGAAGTAGCAAGTCCATGTGCCGGGGAGAGGCGATGGCGAGGCGAAGGACGGAGCGGCAACAGCGTGCAGGCAGAAAAGTCTTCGCCCTGAGATGGGGTCGCTTCAATTATGATCAGACACCGGAGAGTGACCGGGAATGGCTACGTGTAAACTGTGACAATCTTGTATCTTCCGTCGTTTCCGGCCCGTGTACTCAAGGACTAGTCGTAAGCACTATCTGCAACGAAGCCAGAGAACCTGTCCTCATTCAGTTTTTGTCTCTGCAGTTACAAGCGCCCGTTCTGATTCGCGATAAGGTAGTGTTCGGCAGTGTCTGGGACACGATCGACCAGATTTGCCGAAATTATTCGGACGTGCAATGGTGGTGGGTTTCCACCCGTCGCTTGACGATCGATGCGGTCCCCCCGCCTGTTCCCGAGTTTTATCAGATCGCTGGAAGACTCATGTGTGAGATGCGCGGCAAGAATCCCGCCAATTCTCGAGTGTCCCAAACTCAATATCTCGAGGTTACAGATCGATTGGAACGATTCACACTGCGGGAGTTCTTACCCAAACAATCTCGCCAAGAGCTTGCACTCTGGAATCAGAAATCGCAGACAGATCCTATTCGATCCTTCTCACAAGCTATAAAGGCTAAGAAACCGGCATGGCTGCGCCGCGAGACTTTGCGGGTTTTGTATCGGGCTGAAGAGAAGTTCAAGAAATCACGGACCCTTTCAATGGGACCCTTCGTGGTTTGAGTCTCCGCTGAAAAAAATGTTTAAAACATTGTCCACGGTAGGTTTCGGACAAGAATTTTGCCTGCGATAAACCCTTCGGGAATCAATTCTTTATCTGCATAAGGTTTGTCCGCACCTGGGACGGATTCAGCTAAACCGTTGTAAACGATTGGACGCCTGATGCACATTCACTTGTATGAGAGCAAAGACGCCAGACAATATGAGAGAAACAGCTCTGATGGTTCGTGATTTGCCAATCAGCCAGCTGAAGACCAATCCCAGTAACGCGCGAACTCATTCGAAGCACCAGGTGCGTCAGATCGCCACCAGCATCAAGGAATTTGGCTTCGTCAACCCAGTTCTCATCGACAAGAACAACATGGTGGTGGCCGGTCACGGTCGCATGGCAGCCGCACAGTTACTGGGCCGTTCCCAGGTTCCAACGCTTCGCCTTGAGAACCTGTCGGACGATCAGGTGCGCGCCTATGTGGTCGCCGACAATCGATTGGCCGAAAAAGCCGGTTGGGACAAGTCGATTCTCGCAATCGAGCTGCAGCACCTGATCACAATCGATGACTTCGACGTCACGATTACCGGCTTCGAAGTTCCCGAAATCGACTTGCTCCTGGCAGAATCGAACGATCAACCGGACGACGATGATGTCTTCGAAATGTCCGATGCTCTTCAGCTGATCAGCCGCCCCGGCGATCTCTGGCAACTAGGGAGACACCGCATCCTTTGCGGAAGTGCACTGCGGCGGGAATCGTACTCCCTTCTCATGGAAGAGCAACAAGCGAACGTGATCTTCACGGACCCGCCATACAACGTTCGCATCGATGGCCATGCCAGCGGCAAGGGCAAAGTTCGCCACCCTGACTTCAAATGGCGTCGGGTGAGATGGACGAATTCGAGTTTGTCTCATTCCTGACAAAGAGTCTCGGACTTATGGCCCGGCACAGCACAAACGGCTCGATTCATTTCATTTGTATGGATTGGCGGCATATGGGAGAACTGCTCGAGGCCGGCAACCAGGTTCATGATTCTCTGCTGAACGTCTGTGTCTGGGTGAAGAACACCGGTGGAATGGGGTCTTTCTACCGTTCGCAGCATGAAATGGTCTTTGTTTTTCGACGTGGCAAGAGGACACACCGAAACAACATCCAGCTCGGCCGGTTCGGACGCAACCGCACGAACGTGTGGCAATATCCGGCAATCAACACGCTCTCAAAACACGGCGAAGAAGGAAATCTTCTAGGGCTGCATCCGACGATAAAGCCGGTGCCGCTGATCGCAGACGCGCTGCTCGATTGCTCAGCACGTGGTGATGTCGTCCTGGATGGGTTCCTGGGTTCTGGGTCCACTCTGATTGCGGCGGAGCGCACGGGAAGGTGCTGCTACGGAATAGAGCTCGATCCAATCTATGTCGACACCGCCATCAAGCGCTGGGAGCGCCACACTGGCGACCATGCAATTCATGCAACTACCGGGAAACGGTTTGACGAAACGGCTGTCGAAAGATCGGAGGCTTATGTCTGAGCAAGATGATACGGAATATTCGGTCGGTTTCATGAAGCCACCTCGACACACGCAGTTCAAGCCGGGGCAATCCGGAAATCCTCACGGACGCCCAAAGAAAACAGATACGGTCGCAGATGTTCTTCGAAAAGAACTCAACAGCCGCATCACCGTGGTGAAGGACGGAAAACGCCGGCGGTTGCCGATGCTCCGGGCAATTATCAAGCAGAACCTGAATCTGGCAGCGAAAGGCGATAGCAAGGCATTCGGCAATTTACTGAAGGCCCTAAAGGCCCACCGGCCCGATGGCGGAGACAACCTCAATGTTCTGGCACAGGAGTTTCGTGCAATCCATGCGCAACACGAGGCATCGGATCAGGAACGACACAAGGTCTTCGGGGCTGACGAGGCCAAAAGCGAGACGAAGAAGCAGCGGGGAATCGATCACGTGAAGAAGGACAAGTAGAAATGCCGATTTTCAATTTCGGTGCCTCGGCGGAACGATTCGCCATGCGGCCGCCCGAAAAGGACTGGCCGATCAATATCCTCGAAGGAGCGGTTCGCAGCGGCAAAACTTGGTGCCTGCATCCAAAGACACTCTACTGCTGTCAGTACAACGTAGCCGGTCGCAAGGTGATCACCGGGGTTTCAAAGCAGAGCATTCACAACAACGTGCTAAACGATCTCTTCGAGATCGTTGGAGCCCGCAACTACAGCTACAACCAGAGCACTGGTCAACTCACGCTCTGTGGTAGCAAATGGCTGGTTATCGGCGCCAAAGATGAAGGCTCAGAAAAATACATTCGCGGCCTGACCGTTGGCATAGCCATTTGCGATGAAATCAGCCTGATGCCGAAAAGCTTCTTTCAAATGCTGCTCAGTCGCATGTCGCCAGAAGGCGCGCGACTCTATGCCACAACCAACCCCGATAGCCCTTATCACTGGCTTAAGGCCGAATACCTCGACAGCCAAGAACTCCGCGCAAAGAAGATCCTTTGGTCGGATCACTTCACGATGGCTGACAACCCGAATCTACCGGCAGACTTCGTCGAAATGCAAAAACGACTCTATGCAGGATTCTTTTACAAGAGGTTTATCGAAGGCCTATGGGTGATCGCGGAGGGTGCAATTTACAAGGATTCCTGGTCCGAGGACCTACTCTACAATCAGAACGACGAACCACGGGGGCTCCATTACCGAGGTGGTCATCAATCGCGCATTATTGCCGTCGACTACGGAACAACGAATCCGATGGTCTTTCTCGATATCTACGATGACGGCAAGGTGTTCTGGATAACACGCGAGTATTATTGGGACTCGGTCGTGCAAATGCGACAGAAGACGGATGCCGAATATGCTGATGATCTGGTTGAATTCATCGGCTCCCAGAATAATGCGAAGGTAATCATTGACCCGTCTGCGGCATCGTTCAAAGCCGAAATGATGAAACGCGGTATTTGGCACCGAGATGCTGACAACGACGTGAATGACGGCATTCGAGAGTACTATGCGTTGATACCACTGCT